TATCCTTCCAATGCTGCCACTTTAGTTTCTAGCACTTCAATTTTTGCTATGGCTTCTTGTAAAGCTGCCGTAAGTAAAGGAATAAGTTTTGATTGATCTATACCCTGTGGATCTATATTACCATTATCATCTACTGCGTCCTTTTCACCAACTACTGCATTTGAAACTACAGCTTCGACTTCGTGCGCTAAAAATCCATCTACTGTTTGACTTGAATCTGCTTTAAAATTAAATCTTTTCGGTGCAAGTTTTTTTAAACGTGTAATACCATCGCTCATATTCACTATATTTTCTTTTAATCTATAGTCAGAAGTTGTGTTAAAAAGTGTTTGCGTTGCGTCTGATGATATACTTCCTACAGTAGTCCCAGTGCCTCTAGCACGAAAAGCCATAAAATTTATAGTTCCACCACCCACACCTACAGATGAACTTAAAATTATATGGTTTGTACTACCATCTATAAAAAGATTTGATCCAGAAGCCTCCGTGTTTCCTGCATTGCCTAAATACAGTCTTAGTGCATTAACTTGTTTCCACAGTCTATTTGTATTAGAACCTAAAGCACTCAAAATATCATTTCCATGAACGCTTTTATTAGTGCCACCCACCCCTAATTCAAACTGAGCATCAGCAACTGGAAAAACTGCGTTTTCTGTGCCTTCTCCTGAAACGGTAAAAATATCAGTAGTAGTGCCACCATTTGTTGAAGCAAAAATTATTTTACCATCTTCTGAGCTATCAGTTACATCGGTAATTTGAGATTTAATTCTACCCATAATAACTTGTTCGGTAGCATCGTTTTCTTGTTTAAATTCAATTACTCCACCTAAATCATCATTTGCACCAGCAGCTCCTACTCTACTTTTATCTAACACTAAAGTTGGACCTTGAGCAGCACTATTGGTGGTTGAACTTACGGTAGTTGTTGTTCCTGTAACATTTAGACCATCTCCGTCTACTATGGCAGCACCACCTGCCATACCGCCAATTTCAACTTGTCCAGCTTCTGAACCATCTGCGGCAGTTGTAAGTTTAGCTTTTATTTTACCAATCGTAGTTTCATTTCCACCAGCATCATTCATTAAAAAATCAATCTGTCCACCAATATCATTATCAGCAGCGGTTCCTGAACCTCTAGTTCTTTTTAAATTTAATATTGGAGCAGCATTTGCGTTATCCGCAGCAGAAACTAAACTAGTGGTGGTTCCTGCTATATTCATACCATCTACTACAGCGCCAGCTACCATGCTTCCTAGATTAATTTGTCCGGCTTCTGAACCATCAGTAATAGTGGTTATTTGCGAATTAACTCTACCTATAACAACCTGTTCGTTAGCATCGTTTTCTTGATGAAATTCAATCTGACCACCTATGTCATTTGCTGCAGGACTATCACTTGTTCTATTAAGAATTACTTTAGGAGCAGCATTTTCATCAGCTGCGTTTGAATCTACTTGTAGTGTGGTGGCATTTGTACCACTAGCTAGTGTTACACCTGTATCAGCTACATGAGTTAAAGTTACATCAGCATCAGCACCAAAATTAATTGTGCCAGTATCTTTACCTATAAATAAATCAGGAATAGATAAATCTTGTAAAGCATCAATTACAGCAGCACCTGAACCTGCGCCATCTGAATAAACTACTTTAGTTTGTCCATTACCTATGGTTACATTTGCTCCAGAACCTTGCGATATAGCTATATTTTGTGAGCCACTAGTAGCATTTTCTATAAACCAAAGTTTACTAACCGTATTGGGTCCAATAGTAATTGTACACTCCGAATCTAGTGTACCCGTATATTTTAAAAATATAGACCTACCGGGATCAGTAGAACCATCTGCTATTGTAGTAGTATGTGTATCAGCATTAGTTGTTATGGATTCAGTGCCAAAACTAAATGCTTCTGCTATTAATTCTAAATTAGTATTGGTGGTAGCCCCCCATGTGGTTGACTGCTCACCATCTCCTATTTCTTCAAGTCTTAAATCATTTACAAACGTACTTGCCATTGTATTATCCTATGCTGCTATATCTTTCCAATTTATTGATTGTGAGTCATCTACTGCAGAATATGTTACTGACTGCGAGTCATCTACTGCAGAATATGTTACTGATTGTGAATCATTTATAGTGGACCAAGTAATTGTCTGTGAATCATTCACCACAGAATATGTTACTGATTGCGAATCATCCACTAATCCCCAAACTAAAACTCCCTGTATTGCTCCTGTAGCCGCAACACCTGTAACAACTGCGTTTGCATCAATACTAACTGTTACATTACCTACAGAACTAGTGCCAGCTAATCCGGTGACATTTACAGTCATGCCAAGTTTTATGCTAACATCGCCAACTTGTCCTGTTCCGTTTACACCTGTTACGCTTACAACAAAATCAAAACTAACAGTAACGGAACCAACAGCTCCCGTGCTTGAAACACCAGTAGTGTTTACAGTTATACCTGTTCCTTCAACAACGGTAACGGAACCAACAGCTCCTGTGCCTAAAACACCAGTGGCACTTACAGTTATACCTGTTCCTTCAACAACGGTGACAGAACCAACAGCAGAAGTACCAACTACTCCTGTAACACTAACAGATGTGTCGGTTTGTCCGTAAGGACCACTATTCCAACCACCTCTTCCGTAACCTGTTAAAACACTCACTGTATTTAAGCTATCCGTATAATTGCATTACTTGCATCAGCTGCAGGAAAAGAAACGGTAAAGTCCCCCGAACTAGATGCTTTATCACCACCAAAATTTAAAACTAATACCGAAGTATCTCCGGTAGTATCTTCGTTAAATATTAAAGCACCTCTAGCTGTAATAGTGCTACTAGAAAAAGTAGTATCAGAAAAATCAGTGATTGCTGTAGTGCCATCTAAACTAGGATCTATTCTAGTTAAAGTATTACCTTTTGCTGAGTAGCCCGTACCACTAACTTCATTACTTGTAGTGTATGCTGTAGTGCTTGCACCCAAACTAGCGCTTGAAGTATATAAGGCTAACTTAAATGTATTACCACCACTATTTAAAAAATTATGTTTGCCCTCTAATAATTCTTTTTTAAAAGAACTACACATTGCTTGTGAAATTGCCATATTAAATATCCTTTATGTTTTTAGCTATATCAGCATGTCCTTGTTGTTCTAAAATTACTTTTATTGTTGACCGTTCACTTTGCCTTACCTTATGAAAATAATCTATTAATAGAGCTTTTATGTGATCTCTATATGCAATTGCTTGTTCCCGTAAAGGCATAGGTGTATCTGCAGATATAGCTACAATTCTTTGTACTGCTAATTCTGCCCACTCTTCTGCATCCATACCTCTATTTTTTGTAGTAACTACGGTTGGAGTGCCTATGTTTGCTTCTACATTTATATTAAACAACTGCTCTTCTTCCTTGTCCTGCTCTATAAGTATCGTTACGATTTCTGTATTCTGCTAATTGTTTCAACATTAGCAACGCTTCATCATATCTTTTTTGATATGCTGCCATTACATCAGGCTCACCTTTTTCAAAAGTATAAGCCTCTAAAATACTACCGTATAATAATACTGAGTCAAAATTATCTCCTAGCCAACTTGTGCCACTAGATGCAACTGTAATTGATTCAGGGTAATAATAGTAATGTAGTTCTACTGTATAATTAGCATCAGGTGTTGGTCCTAATATTAAAGTAGTGTCATCAAACAAACCGTAATATTTAGGTAATGCTTTATTTGAAGCTGCTAATGGGTAGGCTTCTCGTATAAAGTTAACATCCTTATTGATTACATAATTATAATTACTACTACCATCTAACACAGCAAGAGAAAACGTATCTAGCCAATCGTCTGGTAAAGTTAAATACTGATTATCTGCTGTTAAAGACCCAGTTACATTCTTACGTAAATTTGCTATTTGGACTGTATTAAATATTCGCTGTTCTGCTTGTGTAATAAACACATTAATATCAGTCGTAGTAAATTCATTCTCTACGTATGATTGTATAGCTGTTTTTAAACTTGCATAATTCATAATTATTAATCTGAATTTTTACTAAATCCAGTTCCCTTAGTTGCTGCTCCAGTGCCACGAGTTTTTTGTGTTTGCGTATTAGGCATATTATTAGGGTATCCGTACATATTAGGAACCGGAACAGGTTTTGGTTGTTCTGATTCTGTTTTTACATTTGGTTCTTTCATATTAGACTCCTATGATGTTGTAACTGTAACTGAACCTATTTGCCCAGTTGCTTTTAAATCGTTTGGTGTTAGCCCATCGTTATCGTTAAACCCTACTGGTGAAAACCCCCATTGAAAAACTCTACTGCCAACATTAGTTGTAGAACTTTCAAAAGAATTATCTGGTCGTGGATTTCTTACAGCTTGAGGATCATCTACAGGATAGATACCTATAAAGTTTTGTGGATGATCTGGTTCGTAGCAAGTAGGGCATACTAAGATATTTGTTTTTTTAGCACGAATAAATATCTCTTTTAGCTGTCTTAATTTGTATCTAAACCCACATCTATCACACTCTGCAATAGTATATTTAGCTGATGCAAATTTTTGAGCCATGCTAACTCACATAATATATCTGCGGTGTTATTAATAATGACGCTTTATCACGATCTTCATCTGAAGCAAGTAACCAAGCCTCATCATACATTTGTTTTAAAACAGGTACACGTTGCTCAGAACCCGGTATCTTCATAGATAAATAATATGCTAAACCTGCAACCATACAGGGTAAAAATCTAAATGGTATATCCATCGTGTTAAATCCCTCTCCAGCATCTAAAATTCTACGTAATCTATAATATACAAGCGTATATGTAGTAGAACTATCAGGAACCGGAAAGAAAGTAACAGTAGGGTTTTGAACACCGCTTGATTCAGTAGCCCCACTTTTACGATCTATATATACCTGAGTTGGTCTACCTGTTGAATTTTTGTTGGGTATAGCAGCATAACTAGAAACAGATATCCTAGTTAGAACGAGGTCAGACTGTGTTGTGCCTGACCCTGTTCTAATAAAATGCTCTATAAGATCCACTGTATCAACTGGAAGATTGTAAGTCGAAGTGCCTGATGTTAAGGCTTGAGTTCCTTCTTCTACCGTCCATAAATTAATACCTCTATTTGCCCATTCAGCAAAAAGTAAATTTAATGAACGCCTTGCTGTTTTTAAATCATAGCCTGACCTAAGTTCGGAACCAGCTCTTTCAAAAGCCTCTTCCACCACTTCTGTTAGGTCTAAATTAAATGTCGCTGTAGATGAAGTAGTCATTTATATTACCTATACCATCCTGCCTCTAGTCTTACCCTTCCTAGCTATACCATCTATAGAAGATTTCTTCATAGCTACTTTTTTAGTGGTTTTTACCTGACCACCTTTTTTCATACCAACTTTTTTGGTAGCGCCCATCATGCCACCAGCTTTTTTACCAGCAACCTTTTTAGTAGTACCCATCATACCACCAGCCATCATGGGCTTCATTTCTTTGTCCATCATGCCGCCGCCACGCATTTTTTTCATCATGCCGCCGCCACGCATTTTCTTCATCATACCACCGCCACGCATTTTCTTCATCATACCACCGCCACGCATTCTTTTCGGTCCTACTTTTTTCATTCTAAACTCCTACGCATGAAATGCTGTCATATTTGTAAATGTAGCTGCTGTATATTGTATATACACACCATCAGGAAACACCACACCATCATCAGGCACAGTAATATCTCTTGATACCGTAGCCGAAGCTACTGTACCTAGTTTCATTAAAGCTGTTCCTGCTGGAGAAGCATTTGTAAAATTAATAACTCCTGCTGTTGCTGAATTAACAATAAATGCACCTTGTAGTCGTGAACGCCCTGCAAAAATTACATCGCCTGCAGCAGAACTCATACCTATAGATACATTAGCTGCAGGTTGTGCTGATGCTTCAGCAGCCGTTACAGTTCTAAAGTATTTAGTTCCCGCTGTAGTAGTAGCAGACCCCGGTAATGTAATGACTTCTGTTTGAGCATCCCCATTAACATCTGTCCCAGTTATAGTAACTGTTTTACCATTATCTCCAGTACCTGCTGTAGTGCATGTAATAATTCTACCAGCACTAAAAGTAGCAACTCCACCAGAAGTATCTGTGCCACCTATAGTGAAAGAAGTGTTAGGTCGTTCAGCAGCCGACACAGAGACATTATCAGCAGCGTTGTCATCTGCAGTAAAAAATACCGCTATCACATCTGACTGTGCCATATTTTACCTCACTATTTTTCTTTGATGATACCTTGTAAAACTAAAGCCTTATACTCTGCACTTCCTTTAGGTGGAAGATCTGCAGGTTTAGGTTTAGCCGCTGTCTTTTTAGGAGCAGCTTTTTGTTTCTTTTCAACCATTGTTTACTCCTTATCGGTTTTGAACCGTCATTAAGTAGTCAACAGTCATTGACTTAGTTCCTGTAGCAGAACCAGACAATTCCATTGCGCCAATAGTTAAATTTTCATCATCGGGTAAATTATCAGTGTGTGTAGCTACTAGATTTCTATTTACAAAAAACTCTACTTTACTAGTGCCGTGAACATGAAATCCAAGTGTTACATAAGTACCACTTACAATGTCTATTCCAGAGTCAGTCGTTGTAGCTGTTCCATCTTTTTCAGTAACACAATCGATATTGCTATCACCATCATCTATCTGAAATACTATTCTGTCAGCCGCAGTTAACATAGCTTCTGGATTAGTAGCAAAATTAACTGTTAAACCAACACAGACATCCATTGCATCACCTTCTGCATCAGTAATAAATAGTTTTGTTTCAAACCAGATATCACGAGTAGAAGATAGGGCGTATATCTCGTTACCTTGAATAGAAGCGCCATCGTTATCAGTGGTTGCTTGAGAAGTTAAGACTACCGCACCATTTTCAACATCTGCACCTATCGCACCTGTAGCTGAACTATCTTTAACTAGAGTCCAGTCATTTGTAGTGTCAAGAGCAATGCCAGTAAAATCATCCATGTACGTAACGTAGTCAGGATTATTTGAAGCAGGTAAATTTAAAAACCACTCTCTAGTTTTCTGAGTTCCTGCGTGTAGGATTGGACCAGTAAAATGTACTGCCATTATATTTCCTCCTTACCAAAGGTTTCGCCCTAGAGTCTTGGTAAGCGTCTGCTGGGACAGTCGCTAGGGCTAATTATTCCCAGATAAAGTAAAAGGGGTACTTATGTACCCCCTCCACGATTTATATTAGGATGATCCGGGACTTCCGAATATACCTAATGGATCAGATACACCAAAGGAGTATCTTTCACGAGCCTTATACCGAACGTTTCCAGTATCAAAGTCTCCATCCATGCTTGTAGTCATAGGTGTACGAACAAAATGTTTTAATCCATTTGGAATATCCGTAGTTAAAAACCAAGCATTTGTATCAGTCAAATAATGGTTTATAGAATATCCTTCTGGAATAACACCCATAGTTCTAATCGCATTGATGTCATTATCCGCTGTTGCCACTCTATTTTCTGTTTGCAATAAACGTGTTGCAACAAACTGTAAGTCAGCAGGGATAATTAGTTTTCTAGGTTTTGCAGCAATTAACAAACCACGCTCATCAGTCCAGTTAGAAATTTGAATAACTGATGCTTCCAAAGAAGTTTCATTTAAATCAGATCCCACAGTTGGTCTGTTAGAGTTTGTGCCACCTGAAACTAATGGGTGTGCAGTATTACAAAGTGTAACACCATCCCCATAAGTAAAATCAGTATTAAACGCATTGTTTAATATATTTGCAGCTTTAGTTTGTTTTGTATAAGCCATTGCTCTAGCCAATGCTTTAGTATATCGAGCTGATAAAGAATCATAGAGGTTATCCTCCATTGCTTCTTCAGTAATCGAAAATCCCATTGCAATGGTTTCATGGTTATATCTTGCAGCAAATGCTTCTTGAGCGTTGTCAAAAGTTATCGCTTCACCTTCTTGTTTTACAGGCGCTGCTGAAAAACCAGATAGCTTGGCTTCTTCTTCAAACGATCGTTCTGAAGTTTCTTGCTCAAAAATTTGTTGATGTTCCTCACCGTATTGAGCGTACTCAAGCCCAAAAAGAGCATTAAGTCCCGGCAAGAGTTCTTTTAATAATTGCGCTCTACTTATAGCCATTTACTTAATCCTCCTTACAGACCAGTAGCTACATGATAAGCGTGTCCACCTTTTTGGATATTACTATCTTCATAAGGTGCGTTCCACTTAACAATAACTTCTGTAAAATTACCACTTGAGTCCGCTGTTTCTTCAACAACGTCCACAATACGCATTGGTAAAGTTAATGTAGTAGCAATACCGTTAATGGCAACTTTAGAGTTACCTGTAACCGTGCTACCTGCATTTTGTACTAATGCAGCATTACTACCAATAGACGTATACCCTGTGCCAGCTATCGTTGTACCAGAAGATACAACAGCAACTTTATACAGCGTATTAGGATCATCAACTACATAAGCCTTGATGTCAGATGCCACTGTACTAGCAGGGTAGAATTGTTTAAAAGTTTTAGTGTTTGTATTAGGGTCTGTAAAAGTACAACCCATAAATACGCCGATTACGCCAGTAGTAGCAGTCGTGCTAGTACCTGTATCTTTTTCAAGAGTTCCGTCTGCTACTCTTTTAACAACGTCCCCAAAAAAGATATTGGTGTTATAGTTCGAAGCTATAGTTATCTGGCGTGTTGAACCCGCATATGGTGTTCCGCCAATTAAATTAATTGGTATTAATCCATATGGGGCATCTACAGTTGGATAAGCCATTTGTAAAATTCCTCACTTAACAGAAAGTTAAAACCGTGCGCTATTTCCCGTTGCCTGTTCCAAAAGTAACCTTAGTAGATTTATTTTTAAAAAGAGGCATACGAGGGTCATCTTCACGCATGTAGTTATTATCGACAGACTCTGTATTTTGCCGTGTTCGTTGGGCAACATACTCATCTCTCTGTTGAGTAAGCTCTTCGTCAGTTTTGCAGAGAAGCAGCCCACCTATCTCTATCGCATCGTTAAATTGACTGTTGGGGTCAGGCATAGTAAATGCTTCGGGATGTTCCGATGCTTTTACAGGTTCCCATCCTTCTCTAAACTTAGAGGATACATTCTGGGCATCACGTTGTCCCATACTGCTTACACGGATAAAACGATATGATTTTCCCGGTTCCTGATCTATGTTTGGTAACAATTCAGGGGGAGACCATTTTTTAGGTCGTTTATCTGTGTTACGGGAAGAATGTTCCCTAGTAGTGCGAGTTCGCCCTTCTGTTTTTTTATCTTCCACGTTATACCTCCAACTTTAATTTTTCACGAACATATTGTTCGGGGGAAAGACCTAACCTTTTAGCCAGTCTAACTTCCGAGTTTGTAAGCACAACTCTTTTAGAGCTAGTGCTACGTTTCGCAGGAGAAACTACAGTTTTTTGTGCCTGTTCTCCACTTCCGTTTGTAGAAGGTGTTCCCTCTGCTTCCTGCTCAAACTTTTCAGGAAATCTTTGCCGCATTTCTTTGTCAATGGCAGCATAATATTCATCTGAAGTTGGGTCAACACCTTGATTCACTAATGTCTCATGTGTGCCAAACGCCAGACTTGTCATCGCACGATCTATTCCCCACCAACTTTTATTGCGTTCTTGCCACGCTAACGCCTTTGCATCTGCTTGGGGCGCTTGTTGATAGTTAACAGATGTCTCTGATTCTTTATTTACACTATCTTCTTGTGTTTGTAAAGCCTCCTCTGAATATCTAGGTACATATTCTTCTGCTTTTGCCATGTTTAATTTAGCTGTAGCTAATTTTTCACTAGCTTCTGCAACTAAATCTGCATCGCCTGCATCATAGGCTTCTTTAAATGTTTTCTTTGCTAGAGCTAATTCATGCTCTGCGCTGCTTTTAGAGTTGTCCATCAAGACTTTTTCACCTTGAGTCAGGTGTTGTCTTAACAATTTGTTCTCTTCAATCGCCTGTTTTGCTAGTTTAGCAGCATGATCTCGTTCTTTAATTGCTGCTTCTTTAGCTCTTCTTTCGTCATTCCAGACCTTTTTTAGCTGTTTTCCTTTCTCTTTTGTATACTCATCAAGCTCATCTTTCTCAAGATTTTCTACAATTTCCTCTGGCATAGACTCTCTACCCTTATCTTCTTCGGGAACATCGTCTACAATTTCTATTTCAAACTCACTGGTTTCCTCCTGTTTGGCAGGAGCTTCTTGTTGCGGTGCATCAATTACAGTTTCGTTTGTTTCAGTTTCTTCTAATGCTGTTTGTGGCATTTACGTATCCTCTTGATTTTATTAAAGTTATTGTCTTTGAATACCCCTTGGATCTTCTACTACTGCTTCTACAGAATCATCATTAATAATTCTGAAAGCCTTGCCGTGAATGTGTAAACGAGTGCCTGTATGAGGTCTTACCAGAATAAAGTCTCCTTTTTTACACCACGGACCTGTGGGAAACTTGTTAGTATCCCCGTAACAATCTGGTCCTAACTCAACGACAAATAACACGGTGGCTAGTATTTCTTCGGTTTTTTGTGTTTCACTAGCTTTTAATAGTCCGCTGTCAAATTTTTCCTCTATATCAGGAACTGCACATAGAATGTGATAACCTTGTGGTTGAGGTAGTTGTGTTGCTTTTTTGTCGTCTATACTTTTGATATTTGTTGTTTTAGTCATCTTCATTAAACCTTTTTTGTAGATCTTCAAGATATTCTTTTATGGAATTTAATCCACTTACCACACCGCATACATATTTGTATTCAGCATAATCCTGAATACTACCACTACTTAGCTTTTGAAGTAAATTATTATGTTTAATATTAATCTCTTCAAGTACCAGATCATAAGCATCCATTATACTTGTTCTCCCGATCCTGCGTCTTTAGTTAAAGAAGCGCCTATTTTTGTACCCTCTAATAACTGTTTAACCTGTAATTCTTCGTCACTTTTTGCAGCATCTGCTAGGAGTCTAGCCGCAGTTTGTTTTTCTTGAGACTGGATACGAGCTGCCTCAAGTTCTACCGTGGCTTGGTCTTTAGCTGTTTTACGTTGAATTTCAGCTTCTTTTAGCTGTAATTCTTTCTGTTGCATTTGTACAACTGGGTCTTGTGCTTGTTGCGCTGCCTGTTCTTGCGCTGCTTGTCCCTGACTTTGTTGTAGTAATTGCTCAGATGCGTCTGCAACCAGACGTGAAAGTTGTACTTCCACATCTTCTGGTAGTTGTTCATCCAACGGTGGTAATGGTACACCTAACTGCTCTTCTAGTCTAATTCTATACAAGAACGCCACATGTTCCGCTATATGTGCCTGTATAGCTGCCTGCATTTGTGGAGCCTGTGGATTATTTTCTAATACTTTAAGAATTAATGGATCTTGAATAGCGTTGGTGTGAACTCTAATGTGTGCTTCATGATCCTGATAACTAAATGCTTTAACAGGTTTACTGTTTAGTATATCCATATTTTCAGAAACAGGGTTAGTTGGTTTCTGTTCTTCTTCAGAAGGAATTAACTTCTGCACATTTTCTATACCAATAGTTTCTAACATTTGTTTGTGTAATTCAGGTATGTCATATATTTGCGGTGCAGATGCAGCTAACTGCATGACTGTCTGATACTGTACCACCTTTTGCGCCATAGTTGATGAATTAGGATTGGCAACAGGCACAATCTCTACCATATCGTAATCAGCTTTCTTAACTTGTTTTGTACCTTTATCAGGTTCGTAACTATAAGTGTCAGAAGTATCTTCTTTAATAATTTTTGCTAACAACTGAAACTCTTGTTTCATTGCCGCATAAACACGAGACTGTACCGCCGACATTACTTTTAATGTGCGTTCTAAAATTGCAAGCGTAGTACCAACCGGAGACTGTGATGACATGTCACTAATTTTTAAATCAGCAATAGATGCAAACCGTCTGCCTTCTTCAACAATGCTTTGCATTAATTGAAATAAAACCTGACTTGGTTCTTTGTATGGTAGTGGCATAATGTTTTCTTTTAATGAACCACTAGGAATATCTACATCACGAAACTCTGCTGGTTGAATAGGTGTGTCATCACCTTTAACTCGCATACCTTTAGTTTTAAAACCACCGGGTAAATTAGCTAAAGTTCCTGCATCAACTAACTGTCTAATTAAAGATGTACCTGACTTAGCAAAAGAACCTAACAAATGCACTAAACCAAAAGCATAAAAACCAAAACCGGGTATGTAAGGATAATGCACAAAGTGTTGTCGTTTTATTTTTCTAGGATCATCTTCCATCCAATTGCGTCTTATAGCTAATACAACATTAGAAGTTTTTTCTACAGTTATAATGTAAGGTAGTCCAATACCTGTTTCTTTACCTTTGTCATCTTTATCTTCATACCCTTCAAGATCGATATTTACATGAAACTCAAGAATCTTATAACGATCATCAGAAGTAGCACTAAACCCCATGTTTTCTGCTATTTTCTTTTCAATATCATCTAAGTATCCACCTTCAGGTTTTTCTAATTCTACATCTCTATAGAAGCCAGCTACCTGCAGTTTGCGTACATCATTTTCTGATTGACGCATAACATGTGTTACCCGCTCCGCATCATCTAAACTACTAGCGCCATACGGCACTACCATATCTTCAGCGGGTACATAAATAGAAGCGGGTCTGCCTGTGTTGTTATCATAATATACTTTTTTAAAAGCGTTACCCGCTAAACCTAAACCCCATAACATGCGCTCATGTTCAGCCCTATATTCAGGCATTTTTTCCTGTATATAGTAATTCATGTTATCTGCTACATTAACTGCGGCAGCTTTGTTTTCAGGAGTTTCTTTACCAATAATTTTTGTTTTTACTGGACCACCTGCAGGTAAAGTTTCCATCACGGTTTCTGATTGGAACTTAACCAACGCTTCAGATAATAATGGGTGGTATACACCACAGCATCCTGACCACGGCTCAGTGCGTTCTTCTATTTTTAAACCAAGCAACTCCATGCCATCCGCATAAGTTTGAAGCCAGTCTTTACGAGAACTTAAATCACTTTCAAAATCTTCCATCAACATGCTGGATATTTCATTAAGTTGATCTTCATCCATATCCTCTGCGAGGTTTTTATAGAATGGATTTTCTTTTTCAGATATTTCTATCTCTACAACTCTGGTTAACTCACCTTCCGGCATAGCATCAAATTCTATAACCGTGCTTAAGTCCTCTTCCATTTCCTCCTCAAGTTCAGAAACAGGTCTACCATCAGGAAGAACGATCTCTAAATCAGGCGCATTACTTTCTGCCATAATTATTACCTACGTTTTGTTTTTTTCTTAGCTACTTTTTTCTTAGCTACTTTTTTCTTAGCTACTTTTTTCTTAGCTACTTTATTTTTTATAAGACCCCCTTTTTTTGCGTACCCCATTTTGTTACGCACTGGTTCGGGCAGTTTAGCCAGACCGGGATTTTTTTCTACATCAACTTCTTTTAGTTTAGCCATAATTACACCTTCTTTCTTTTGTGTTGTCTACGGATAGCTTCTTTACCAAGTCTAGCAATAGCAGCTTGTTTATTTTTACCTTGAACTTTAGCTCTTTGTTCCATGACAGTTAAGATTTGAATTTTTCTCGCAAACGGTTTGTTAACTCTTTTAACTTTTGCCACAGTTGCTCTAGCATCTTCTGGAGTCGCATATTTAATTCGCACAGTATCTTTGGGGTTTTCATCAGTGTATAATC